TATACTCGCCAATCGGAACTTCCACGCCGCCGACATAAGCCACAGGCTGTCCTTCTTTGGCGCGTAAGTTCTCCTGCACCAAACGATACAACTGATCGGGTGCCAGTGCACCAGCAGAAGAGAGTTGGGCGATGGCGCCAGCCCGGAGTTGTTCTTGTGAATAACCCTGCCGAACTTGCTCGACTTCGGATTCTTTTTCGGCTAGCTGTTGCTTGAGGGCAGCGACAGTTTGTTGGGCCTCTTCCCAAAGGGTTTTGAACTCGCCGGATTCGGCCAATTTGGCGGTTTTGGCGGATTCTTGGGCTTGGCGCAGCTCTTCGATTTGCTGCTGGAGGGATTCGCGGTTTTCGCGGTCTTTGCGGCGCTCGGCGATCAACTCTTGGTTTTTCGCACGGAGTGCTTCGAGTTGGGCGGCCAGATCGGAGCTTTCAGCCACAGGCTGAGGGGCAACAGGCTCCACGGGAGTGGCTGCTGCTTGCTGTTCTTCGGGCACGGTTGTGTGTTACTTGGACGGTTCTAGTTTACTTCACCAGTATCAATAAGTTCCATCGTCAAATTCAGCGGTAGACGATACCGAGACTTGACCGTCTACAACAGTGATGTTGGTGCCGGCGGTGACGGTTGCGTTGGTGCCAGCGTCGCCGCGGGGAATGGTGAAGTTCAGGATGGCGGCGGTGCTGGTGCCGCTGTTGGTGACGATGACGCCCGTGCCAGGGGAGCCTGTGTTGACGGAACCGACTGTGATGGTGCCTGCCGGGCCGGTGGCGCCGGTTGCTCCAGTGGCGCCCGTTGCGCCTGTTTCGCCTTGGGGTCCTGCGGGGCCGGTTTCGCCCTGGGGGCCCTGTTCGCCGGGGTCGCCCTGAGGGCCTTGGGGGCCTGCAGGACCCGTCTCGCCTTGGGGACCAGCGGGACCTGTGGCGCCTTGGGGGCCGGTGGCTCCAGTGGGGCCGGCGGGGCCTGTAGCGCCGGTTGCGCCTGTGGGGCCGGTGGCGCCCGTGGCGCCGACATCACCGCGGGGGATGACGAAATCGAGTATTGCGTTTTCGGCGGTGCCGACGTTGGTGATCGTCGCCTCGCTGCCTGGGGCGCCAGTGGTGACGGTGCCGATGGTGATGGTGCCGGCAGTGCCGCCGCCTCCGCCCCCGTTGGTGCCGGGGAAGCCGGCGACCGTTAGCTCGGTGGTGCGGATCTTGGAGCCCGTGCCAAGGGGGAAGCCGTCGCCCCAGTCGTCGGTTTTGGGGCCGAACAGGGTGTAGTCAGTTGTGTTGATGTACCAGTCGCCGGATTTGCCGGTGCTGGTGGAGGGGTCGCTGGCGCCGGAAAGGATGTTGCGGAGTTGGTTGACGCGCTTGGTGAGGCGCACCAGGGAGGTGATTTGGGCGAGCGTTAGTTGCTCGATTTGGGTGGCCATCAGCGGGACAGCAGCTCAATCAGCTGATCCACGCGGTCGGGGGTCATTTCGGCGCGTTCGTTCATGTCGTCCTCGCCGGTGTTTTCGCTGGCCTCGATTAGCTCGGGGGCTTCCATGCTTTCGCGGGCTTCGTAGGCTTCGTCTTCGACGTTGATGTTGTCGGGCAGGACTTCGCCGCGGCGCAGGATCTCCAGCAGCATGGCGTCGCTGATCTTGCCGAGCTGGTTGAGTTGGGTCAGGACGGCCACGTCTTGGCCGATCAGGCGGTAGTAGTCGAAGTCGCGGTCGATGGTGATTTCGGGGGCTTCGATGCCCACGTATTGGGCGGCGAACTCGAAGGCTTGGTTGAGGGCGCTTTCCAGCTCTTGGCTGATGATTGATAGCACGCTATTTGACTGCGCTTGGTCGATGCGCTTGGCCTCGGCAGACTCGGCAACAAATTTCTGGCCGAAAAGTTTGGTCACGCCAAGCGTGGACATTTGGCTCTCCAAGGATTGGAGTTCGGCCATTTGGGCGTCGAAACTGGTGGCGTCGGCCTGCACGTAGTACGCCTTGTTGCCCGGTTGCATGGCGATGGCATAGTTGACGCCCATCGTTGCCGAACCCGTGGTGTCGTCCCAGCCCTCAAGGACGAGGGTGGGCATGGCCGCGATGTGGAGGGCGTGGATGAGGTCGGCTTGGCGCTGGTAATGGGTGATGTTCAGGTTGGCGATGTCGAGCAGTGGGGGCTGGGAGATCAGCAGGCCGCGGCGGTTGCTGTAGATCGGGACCAGGGGGATTTCGTCGAGGCTGTAGCCGCCGGTGGAGGTGAACTCAACGACTTCTTGGCCCAGCGTGTAGAGGTCGTAGCGGCCTGGGTAGATCACCCGCATTTGCTCGATTTGCTCTTCGCCGAACTCGTTGAGGGGGCGGACGTCGTAGTCGTGGATGCGGACTTGCAGCAAACGGTTGGTGATCGGCTCTTTGCGCCAGCCCCAGATCTGGGCGGCGTCAACGTGGACGAAGTAGGGGCGGCGGCCCATGGCACGCTCTTCCGCCAGATTCATCGCCCCAGCGGCAGCGGGGTAGTCGACGAGGATGGCGCTGTGGCCGTAGGTAAGACTACTTACTAGGGCGCGGCGGGCGTATTCGTTGATGTTGGAGCCCAGGCCGTCGATGTTTTGTGCCATCTCCAGCCAGTAGGGGTCGCCTTCGATGTGGATGGGTTTGCGGAGGATGGCGCCAGCGGCGGTTTCGATGAGGCGGCTGGTATAAGGGCTGAGGACGCTGCGGTCGACGCGGGTTTGGTAGGCGTCGTCGTCTTCGCGGGGTTCTTGCGGGAGATAAGTTTCACTCATGTCCCGCAAGTAGTTGGTGCCGTTGGTGACGGCGGCCATGACGTTCCAGTCGGGCATCATGGCGATGACGTCCAAACTGCGGACGAACGGGGATTCGCTGACTACAGCTCCAGTCGGTGGGATATTGGCGCTGTAGACCACGGCTTGACTCCTACTTTGTACCTATTTTGGCACTAGAGATCTAGGTGTGTCTCGTGCGTGAGTGGAATACGCCCGTGCGGGAACCGTGGAACGCGCTTATTCATCAGTGTTTGAGGGGCGTTGATAATCACATGCACCAGTACATGGAGACTGGAAATGTTTGGCATTTAGAGAAGGCAGATACGTTGAGAAAATATGTGTTGGAGTTGAAGATGTGGATTCATAAAGTTGAGGGGAAATAGTCACCATTTCACCTTATTTGCCCAGTAGGCGGCGCTCATTTTGCCTTTGGCGATATTTTGGGCGTGGCGTGCTTTGAACGATGCCCTTCTGGCCTTGTCTGCTGCTGACTCTCCTTTTTGTGCTGGTGAGCCAAATACGCCCTGTTGGCCGAAACGGATGAGTTTCACAGTGTCGCCTTCTTTGGCGAGGACGACGTGGGACTTTTTCGGGTGGTTGGGGGTGCGTTTGGGCTTGTTGTAGCCCTCGAATTTCTCGCCGCGGTACTCAATCATCGTCGTCTTCCTCGTCTTCGGGGTTTTCGATGGGCACCAGCACTTCGATGCCGAGGGCAAGCATCTTGATGAAGTTGCCCAGGGTGTCGGGGACGGACGGGGTTTTGAAGACGAAGGTGGCGTGTGTGATGCCCTCCTCGCCGTCAATTTCGATGTGCAGGCAGCTGCCGGTGATGGTCTGGATCGTCATTAGCCGTGGTAAGCGACGGCAATGTGGGGGGTCACGCTGGGTGTGCCAGAGCTGATGGAGGAGATGCGGACGCGGATTTTGGCGGCGGGTTTGCCGTCGTAGAAGTAGGCGTATTCGCCGTTGGAGTTGATGGTTTTGCTGTTGTCGATGGTGAACCAGTTGCCGTTGCCGTTGAAGCTGCACTCCAGGGCAAGCTGGAAGTTGGCGCCGCCGGTGACGGTTACGGCAAAGGTGTAGCTGGGGGACTGGGCGGGGACTTCCATCCAGTCGTTGACGGCAGTAAGGGTGCCGCCGGTGTACTCAACAAGGTTGGTGAAGTAGTCCTTGGCGGTTAGAGCGACGGCGGCCATGGTTATTTGCTCCGTTTTTTGGCGGTTTTGGCGGCAGCTTTGAAGGCGGCAGCGGTTGGGGCGCCCTTGGTGCCAGGCTTACGCATTTTTTCGCCGCTGCCGGCGGCGATGCGCTTGCGTTTGGCATTGATGTTGCTGTAAAGACCGCGTTTTTCCATTACTTCTTACCTTTTTTGGTGGATTTCTTGGGTTTTGCCATGCCGGCTTCGCTCATGGCAATGGCGATTGCCTGTTTGCGGGACTTCACCACGGGGCCTTTCTTGCTGCCTGAGTGCAGTTCGCCTTTGCCGTACTCGCGCATGACCTTGGCGACCTTTTTCTGGGCTTTAGTCGGTTTTTTGGCCATGGTTTTCCAGCCGTTACCACACACGATAGGAGGTCTTTCCGAGGTTCTCTGGCTTGGCGAGGTTGAAAGTTTGCAGGCAGAGGTAGCCCAAGGCGTCGAAAGCGTGGTCTACGCCGAGATTCTTGTTGGGGAGGCCGGTTCCAGGGGCATAGGTCAAGGTGCGGAGGGATTTGATTAGTTCTTTGCAGCGGGGGTGGATGAAGAGACGGCGGGTTCCAGAGGCGTCGAGGAGGGCGGTGTTGACGCAGGTGATTTTGTCGCGGATTTTCCAGGGATTTCGGGGGCTGGAGACCGTGAAGCCGGATTTGCGGAGGATGTTGTGGTCGGTGGCGCCAACGCCGGAGGTTTTGCGGGCGCCGCCGGTGGGGTCTGGGCAGGCGATGATGCGGCGCTCCACGCCGTAGCGGGTCTGGATTTCTTCGCAGAGGTCCCAGGTGGTGGCGCCGCCGGTCATGATGATTTCGTCGAAGACCCAGAGCACGTCGCCTTTTTTGACCGCGCAGATGGCGGACATGGGGTCCACGTTGAAGTCCACCCCCAGAAGGAGTGGTAATACTCCCAAGTCCTGTACTTGGCTGTCGATGTTGTCGTCGCTAAATGAGACGGCGACGAGACCGCTGAGATTTTCGAAGCTGGCCTCAAATTCTTGGCGGAAGGTGCGGGCGTCAAGTTGGGCGCGGGCGGCTTCAATTTCTTCGGGTGGGACGTTATCGCCGTCAATCGTGGTGAATTGCCACCGCTGCCAGTCCGGGTCGTCTTGGTCGCAATAGCACCAGAGGTCGTAGAACCAGCTGGCGGTGCCGTCCGGGGTGGAGATGAAGAGAGCCCATCCTTGTTTGTCGGCGAGGGCGGGGCGGATCACCTCGAACCAGACGTCGCTGGACATGAACGCGGCTTCGTCGAGCACCACGCCAGCCAAGCTGCGGCCTCGCAGGGCCATCGCGTTTTCAGTGCCCTTCAGTTCGATTGTTGAGCCGTTGACTAGTTCGATCTTCAGGTCGGTCTCGTTCTTGGACTTGATCCAGGCTTTTGGGACCAGCTTTTTCATTACCTTCCAGGCAATGTCTTTCGCCATCCGGTATGTAGGGGCCGCATAGAAGAATGTTTCGCCCGGCCTTTCGATCGCCCCACGCAGCAACTCGATACATGACAGGTAGCTCTTGCCGAAGCGGCGGCCGGCTACCAATACTCTGAAGCGTTTTCGGCTGGAGAAAACTTGTCCCTGGGCGTAGCGGAGGGAGAGCGTTCCAGCCGTGTCGGCCATTTTGTAGGTGACGGGTACCTTCTAGGGTATTACAGGAATTGAACCCCTGCCCCCTTCAGCGTTTTGGGGTCCAGGTGCAGTAGTTGCCGGCGCTGTAGGTGCCGTACGGGCAGGGGCTGCTGGTTTGGGGGACAGCGCGAACTGGCCTTTGCATTGCTGCGTTCGGGAGGCAGTAGCTGCCTTGGGAGTAGTAGCCGTAGGGGCAGGACGAGCCAACCTTCGTGATTGGATAGGCGGTGGCGAGTACCAGGGCGATGGAAAGCATGGGAATGTAGTACAGAAGAGATTAGTTTAGCACAGTAGAAGGAAAGTCAGTTATATCAGTAGGTTCCCTGGGACCCGCACCCGCCCCGCCAGAATCCGAACCCCGCCCCCGTCAAGGGGGCAGGCCGGTTCTGTTGCAGTTCTTAACGTGCGGCGTCCAGGTACAACGCACCACCGCCGGCGAACACCAACAGCGCGGTGAGGGGGAGGAACGTACAGCAGGCAGCTCCAGCGAACAGCAGGCCGGCAGCGAGCTTGGGATTGAGGGTGGGGTGGGCCATGGGTCGGTGTCCCTTGGTTGACTTACACAGTATAACCACAGAAGCGGCACGCGCTAGCGGCTTCTAGCCGGTTCGGCAGCTGTCTACTGTTTCAACCTAAGACGCTGGATCTCAGCCTAAGACTCGGCACTGCGTTTGTCGTCAATTTCCACGCGCAGCACTGGGGCCGCGGCGGCTTGCTGTTCTGGCGCAGCTTCGCCGATCACCGCGCCCATGTCCTTGAGCAGCATCGCCACAGTCTGAAGCTGCCCCTTCCGCAAAGCCTTGTGCACAGTGGCAAGCCGTAATGCCTGTATTTGGTTTAACAAATTCTCACGAGTTTCTGTTTGCTCCGTTGTGAGAAGTTCTGTAGCACGTTTGTAGTCTCTGTGGGCTGTAATTTCAGACACCCCAAAGCGATCCATCACTTTCTGGCAGATCTGCCGGACCGTCCCACCCTCCAGAATGCAGCAGTAGGCAAAGTTCATCCGCTCATCCATACGGACCTGCGAGCCCTTGCCGCCGCGCCACCGCTTGGACTCATCGTTGGCCACGGTGGTGGATCTGGTTTCTTCCTGGCCCTCAGATTCCGGCACGGTTAGAGTCACAAACTCGCTGGCCCAATGCTAACCTCTGGCGCCCATAAAAAAGACCCGGCAGCAGGGCCGGGCCCTTAGTCGGTAGGGGTGGGGTCAGTCTCCCCAGTAGAACTGAGCGGCCCAGGCATCTAACGTTGCGGAATCTGCCGGCAGATACTCCCGCCATGGGGCGCCCCAGTCCTGATACTCCAAGCGGGAACACTCCGGGCAGCTGAAGCGGCCTAGATCGCCGATGATCCGCAGGCCGGGGCCGCCAGTGGTGAGCAGGATGCAGAAATGGCCAGGCTCCAGCGGTGCGCCAGGCTCTGCCCATAGGCTGCGAACTGCGAGGCTAAGCGGTGCCTCGTGGATCTCTTCCCGGACTGCCTCGTAGGTCTCATCATCGGAAGCGTTGCAGGCAGCCTTGAGCCGCGCCAGTTGATCGCAGAGGGTTTCGTACCAAGCCTCCGCATTGGCGAGGGCGGCGCTATCTGTTTGGGTGGTGGTCATGGTGTGAGTCCTAAGGGTTGGGGTCTCGATTGCTAATGTAGCACATCAGCCGGCAGACTCTGCGGCCTTGGTGGCTGCGTAGTCTCGCTCCAGCTGTTCGGCAGACTGGCGCAATACCGCGTAGGACGCTTCCTTCTGTTGGCGGAGCGCGTTCCGTTGTTCCCGCTTGGCGGTGAGCACGCTGCAGAGATCCAGCACCGATTCCGTGATCTCTTTTGCGGCTTCGGAGTACATGCCAAACCAGCCCTCACCGTGGGTGGCTGTCCATTGCTCCAGTTGTTCATCCTCATCGGGTGATGTGCAGCTGATCTCGTCGGCGTAGTGTTGGACGCAATCACGCGCCAGCAGGAGCCGCTGCAGGCCGTAAGTGCCGGAGCGCAGGTCGCTGTCGAGGCTGTCGAGCTGACGTTGTAGGTCGCGATGGGCCTGCTGCAGCTTCTGATGCGTGGGGTCTGCCTCGACAAACGCCAAGCGGGTTTTGTAGTCGGTCATGATGGGGAGCCTTAGGGTAGGGCTGTCGTTGCAAACAGTAGAACCGGAAGCGGCCCGGCGTCAAGCCAGGGCCGGCACCAACGGATCGCGGGAACCATCGGGCCACGGGTAAGGTTCGCGGCGCCATTCCTGGTCAGGATCCAGCAGAGCTAGCCCGGTCAGTCCGACTAGGTCCAGCCGATCAACACCGGCGGCCACCCTTTTAAGGTCAATCCACCAACTGCCGCCTGATTCTTCCTGCCAGTACTCATTGGCCATTTCAGCGCAGGCCCGGAACAGCTCCAGCAGTTGGGGCTCCAGCTTGTCGTCAGGGATGGCGTCCAGTTGATCATCGGCCCAGTACTCCGGGAAGTCGGCAGACTCCGGGGCAAACTCCGCCAGCTTGTCGCGGATAGCGTCGCGCCAATCCGAAGCAGCCCAGCACTCCCAGGCTTCCTGTTGGCAATCAAGCTCCAGCTGGGAGTGATCGTTTTCATCCAGGATCGGGTACGACTCCAGGGCTTCTATGGTTTCGATCATCTCAGGGGTGACATAGCGGAGATCCAGCGCAGTGCCGTCGGCGTCACCATCGGCAAGCTCCAGCGCGTCGGCGAACTCCTCCCGGAACACGCGGGCGTTGCTGCGGTAGTGGCTGGGGGCGTCGTAGCCGCCGGGCCAGCTGCAGTCATCATCCAGGGCCTCGGCGCTGAACAGTAGGCGGCAGCCACGCCAGCGGTTCGCGGCGCAATGCTCCAGGGCCTCGGCTGGCGTTAAGTTGCCGACCCCGTAGACATAGCCGGGAACGTGGTGGAGATCGTAGCCGCGGTTATCTGAGCCCCGGAGGTCCAGGATCCAAGCGCCGCGGCAGCCGGCTAGGCGCTCGAAACGATCCAGCAGGGCGGGGGAGACTTTGGCGGTTTGCATGGCAGGGTGTGCCGACTTGCTTTCGTACAGTAGCACACCAGGCAACCCCGGCCGGCATTGCGGGCCGTGCTACTGTTACAGCTGAAGCCCTTAACCCAACCTAGGAGGCTCCCCAATGAACCGACCCCTCGGCCCGCTCCAGCGGAACATGCTGGCGTTCTGCCAGCGCCACCCCGGGCGGCACACGATCCACCCCGATCAAAAGACAATCAGGATCGCCCGCTCTCTTGAAGCCCGTGGGCTTCTGCATGTGACCGATTGCGGCATGTGTACCGCCAGCGGCTGCCCCGTGCTGATAGTCTCGCTTGCGAACGGCGACCGGAGGGAGCCGTGAGCGGGGGAGACTGGAACACCAGCCGGGAACGCAAACAGCTGGCCTTGGATGCCCGGGAGATGGAGCGCGAGCAGCTGCGGCTGGAGAAGCGCCAGCTGCGCGACCTGCGGTGGGCAGTAGAACGCTCCAGCCTGGCCGCTTCAGACTGGGCTGATCTGCTGGCCCTGCAGGCTGCCCACGGCAAGGAAGGCCCGCTCCAGCTCTGGCGGGAACTGGTGCCCTACTGGAGAGCGTGCCAGCGCTGCAACGGCGGCGCTGACATACCCGCGGAGCTTTTTCCACAGGCTACGGGTATTTTTCCGCGCACGGATCAGCCAGCCAAGGCCCCGGCAAACCGGACCCGCTCCAGCAAAGGCGCGGCCCGTAAGGTTCGATCAGATGCTGGCGTGGCCCGTAAGCGCTCCAGCAAGGGGGCGGCCTAAGGGCTGCCCTTTATACTGGTCACCAGTTCTGGCAGGTACGCCAGGCCATGGGAGGCGCAGGCTGAAAGGTAAGCGGCCCGCGCCTCCGCTTCACTGTTGAAAGGCCCGAACCTATGGGTCACCCCGCCGACTTGAATGGTTGCGCTCCAGCTGCGCTTGCCTTGAATGGCACCCCCGCGGCTGCGCTTAGTGTTCTGCATGTTCTGCCGGCGGGTCACCTCCCGGAGGTTGTACCAGCGCTGGTTGAATGGGTTTCGGTCGATGTGGTCAATCTCCATCCCTTGAATGGGCCACCGGCCAGTGATCCAGGCAAATACAACCACCCCGTAGGGATGCCGAGACCTGTAATGAATGGAAAGTTGATGACTTCTTTTGCAGCGATTGCCTCTCAAAGGGCGGTCGTTATCGCGGCGGTGAAGCGTTCCAGTGAATGGGTTGTAGGAATACTTTTCCCACAGGTCCTCTACAGGAGGACGCACGTTAGACTGTGACACGATGACCTGAATGGTAGGTTGTCCGGCCTGAGGTGGGTGCGAACCACGCTCAGGCAACCATTGTACCAGCAAGTCTCAGCCTGAGACTTGAATGGGATTCTGGAGAGCGGAGTAATACTGCTCCACTCTGGTCATGAATGACTTCTCAGCCTGCTGTAGTTCTTCGGGCGTCATCCAGTGAATGTTTGGCGCTCCACAGCGGCGGGCCAAAACGATCACAGCTCCAGTGGGTTCCAGCCCGGTAAGGTGTTTTAGGCCAAGGCTGTAAGCCCCACACTGGTCAATGTATGAATGGCCGGGAGGCAAACGTTCCAGGCCGTCCTCATCTTTGGTGGTCTTGCGCCCGACGCTGGTTTTCCAGTCGGCAACCACGATGGAGTTGTTCTTGAATCCCAGCAGGGCATCTGCCGTTCCAGCAAAACCTGCGGGGTGGTGGATGCTGAATTCGCTGGCGAAAATTTCGGTGACGTTTTCGGCGATCCAGTCGGAGAGACTGCGGGCGTAGCCGGAGGCGCTCCAGCCGACTCGGGGAACATTGGGTCTTACCCGCTTGAGTGCCCACTGGGTGATGGGGGCCGGGATGCGTGCCAGTCCTTGGTCGTCCCAGCGGATGG